GTATTTTTACTCAGCAGTAAGAATATCTAATTTTTCCTTTACTATATCAATATTAATAGTGCTAAACAATCCAGGATGCATAGGTTTAGGATGCTGCCCATCCCCAATCCAAGCATATCCAACATGTTCATCATTCAATAAAGGAATAAATTCTTGTTCTATAGAACAAAAAAATGTATGGTAAGTAAAACTGTTATTAACAAATTTCTGTATTGGTATTAACTTAACATCGTCGGGAAAGTAACCTATTTCTTCTAAACATTCACGCTTTAAACCTTCTAACAAAGTTTCATCAGATTCAATTTTGCCGCCGGGAACTCCCCAACTGTAATTGGCATCAGCCCTTAAAAGATATAAAAACCTTTTAGTAATATTACAGTAAAAAAATATGCCAGCCGAAACATTTTTCATTAAAAGATTATATCAACTTTTGGATTAGATTACAATACTATAATCGCCCTGATCGTACCAACCTTCATATGACTTCATCCATTGTCCTTCTTGTTGGACATAACGATATTGGATATTTGTTGTTAGATTGGTTACATATTCTACAGATGTAGATTCGCTAGCATCAAAAACAACAGACCATGACATACTACTAGAACTAAATTGGATAATGTCATTTGCCTCTGCTATTAAATCTCCCCACGATTCTGTGGTGTTATCCGGACTGCCTATATCTTCTACTATCAAATATCTACGACCATTAATAGGACCTGGTAGACCTGCATTTGGTCCAGTTAGTTGTGGATTTATAACAGCATCTACTGGATCTAATGTATTTTGCGGCAGAGTGTCAGGATCAATATTATAAATTAGTAATCTATCATCAACTGGATCAGCAACAATCGTGCCTACTATATCATCTTCCATATATGGATTTTGTAACCATATTTGACTAATACCTGGCTTGTACTTACCATAAACGTTAAGTAAACTTGACCAATATAAATTAGTATCGGGAGCAGGTGGATTATTTAAATCAGTATTAGGTGGATAGAATGCTTCATTAGCAGGTAACAATTGTAGTGTGTTACCAATTAATAAAACTTTATAACCATATGGAGTAATTTTTTGACGAGTGCCTAATAGTAAATCTTCATCTTGTATATCTTGTAATGCTTTTCCTTTAAAGATACTAGCAATAATCTTATTGATAACACCCATCTTTTTAAGTTTAGTACTTGTACTCAACCAGATAGGCATATAAAATTTCCAACTCATTACGTCAATTGGATTTGCTGTGCCTACAGGAATACTACGTGAACTAAATGTTAAGCCATCTTGGAATACAACACTTAAAGATGTCCAGTCTACAAAGTTATCAGTACTTTGTATTTCTAAAGCAGGATTAAACAATGTGCCTAACTGTTCAATTAACTGTAATTTTTGATTATAATTTGTAGTCCAAAAATCCACTTGTATTCGTAATGTATAAGGAACTGGCATTAATCTTTCAACTGTAAATGCCTGACCTTGTGTTTGTTCATAAGTTTGAGTTTCTTGATTATAGGCACGTTGTCTTACATTTATTTTTTCTGTATACGTAGGATTTTGCATCCAATTTTGATTATATTCTAATGCTGTAATCCAATATGTAATAATAGGAGCACTAGGTAAATTACTTGCGCTATTATTAGCAATTACTGTAGAAACCTGTCTGCTTTGATCACCATACATTATAGGTACACGAACTAAAATATCGTTGCCGTTTGGATCTTTGCCTTTAGTTACATACCAATTGCTAAAAATTTTAGCAAATTGTAATAAGAATCTACGTATCTGATTGTCATAAAAAAATTGTGCCATGTCTTACTCTATTGGTGGTATGTTATCTGGTTTTAAATTTAAAATACTTGATAACGGTTGTGCAGAAGGAATTAAAGTTTCAGTATTATTGTTATATATCACACCTTCATTGTTGATAAATCCAGATAGTTGTGATCTGTCCGTCGCAGTCATACCTGTTTCTGTTCTTACATTCGTTGATATACGTACCCATAGTTGGCCGTCCCAGCGATATAATATTTGAGGGAAATAGTCAATACGCAAGAAGTAATCTCCAACATTTGGATTTTGTGGGAAACTAATACCTGCCCCTGTTGGTTCGCCGTTAGGCGCTTGCCCGTCACCTGTTAAGTATCCAGCCTCATAACCAAAACTTCTTGGGCTGGCTCTCATTATATATTGGAATGCAGGATCGCAGTCTGCACGATAGTCCATAGTATTTGGACCATATGGTTCAGTTCCTGTGAATCCTGGTTGAGTTGGATCTTGGTCAGCAGTTGCATAAGTGTTGTCAGCAGTACCATATGGACCTGTAATAGGACCCATACTTGTTACAGACAATACCTTATCTCCTGATACCGATCTAGTACTTGATCCTTTCTCTAATACAATAGGATCGGTTTCTCGTATTTCTAAATTTGTTTGTACGTGAACATCAAGTTTAGATACATCCATATCAGCGGTTAAATCCCAAATATTTTTTAGTGTATCCTTACTAATTTTAATACCTATACTTGGGTTTTTGAATTTCGGACTACGCATGTACACTACTGTACCTGTAGTACTTGGCGCGCCTGCTGAACTTGTAATAATATTGATGGGTGGAGCAGGTTGATTTAATTTGCCTGATGGAACGCCGTTGCTTTGATATACACCATATGTTGGTACAACATATAGTTTGCTGTTATCATAACCTGCCTTAGGTACAATACGTTTTGCTTCTTCAAGTTGTGCATTATTGATTTCAATATTCTTGTTATATGTAGAAAGAATATCTTTTAGATTTTGATTTGTATCTAATTGCCAATATGCAGGATCCGGTGGATTTTTACCGGGCGGTACATCAGTAATACTGATATAATTTTTGTCTCCCCAACTTACAACATAGCCAGGAGGATAACTCTTATCCTTATCCCAATCACCAAGATAGTTGTCTTTGTTAATTGGTTCTTTAAGTATATTACTAAATTCTTCACTATCTACCAATGGCTCACACTTGATACGCCATAAATGTGGATACCAAGTCTGACTGAAGCCTTCACTTGCATAGTTACTATCAGTTATTTGATAAAAACGTTTTAATGCAACTGGTATAGTTTCTTTTAATGGATTATAATCTAACAAGTGCGGTAATTCTAAAACATCGCCCACCATTAACTTTCTACCAATGATATCGATCATATCATTGTAGTGGACGGTGATGAATATAATGTCGTTATTCAAGAATAAGCCAAACTGACTTAGATCGAAATCTAGATTTTGGACATTATAGTGACCACGCATTCTATAAATGTTAGGATCATATTTACGATCACGATTTTCTAAAAAGAGTAGGTCCTGAATTTGTGTAGGATCAGGACTTATGTATTGCGGTTGTGTATAATCAACGCTAGGGGTCTGCGCATCTGGCCCTAAATATTTGTGAATATATAAATCGGTGCCCCCGACTGTAAGCATTTCGGATATCGTCTTATCCATAAATTTATAGTCGTTGTTTTTAGTAGGGCTATACAGCGAAAGTTTGGGCATAGCAGTATTTAGTGTAAAATCAATTACTTATAAGGTATTGACTTCTACCCCATATGGTAGTAAAATATATAAGTATTGTAACTCTGGAGTGTTTATGTCTCGCACAAAATCTAATGAATTAAAAGAACTTCACCCACGTGACCCAGATGCTAAGTATATTGGGCCCGAACCGCAGTTTGACCCAAATGCAATTGCAACTACATGGGACCTTGCAAAAGCATTTGGTTGGTACAATCATTTTTACGACAACAAGGATGCCCGTGAGTTTATCGCACAGTATCTTGAAGTTGCGGGAAAGCAACAAGTTGCGAAAACGCTACGGCGAGTCAATGAACGTAATGTAAAGCCCACATATGGTTGGCTTGCACGATGTATTGTTCGTGGTGGTGTAGTTGAGAACGACACATTGACCAAACTTCAGACAGAGATTGATCGTCTTGTTGCTTTAGTGCAACCCGAAGTGTCTGTTGAACTTACACTTGTGCCCAATAATCGTCCCAACGTGCAGGAGATTATGCGTGAGCGTACTCTACAAGTTGGTGGCGAACTTGAGGGCTTGTGGGACGATTATCTTAAGAATGGTGCTGGTAAGGAAGGCATCAAGGCAATCGATCTGTTGTCTCAACGCAACATTCTAC